CAGGCCGCATCCCAGGCCGCATCCCAGGCCGCATCCCAGGCCGCACCCCGGGTTGCGGCCCGGGATGCGGCCCGGGGTGCGGCCTGGGATGCGGCCTGGGATGCGGCCTGGGATGCGGCCTGGGATGCGGCCCGGGATGCGGCCTGGGATGCGGCCCGGGGTGCGGCCCGGGATGCGGCCTGGGATGCGGCCCGGGGTGCGGCCCGGGGTGCGGCCCGGGGTGCGGCCTGGGGTGCGGCCCTTCTGAATACCTATGAATCCGAGCAACGGCCTGCGGCCGTTGCAAAGTGGCTAGCCGCGAGCGAACCGCTGCTCGCGGCGTTCGAGGCCGGGCTGGAATTCTACTGGGTCACGCCGGACGATATCGTCGCCGTTCCCAGCCCGCTGCTCTTCATCGACGATCGCGGCCGCCTGCATCGCACCGCAGGCGCGGCGGTCGAGTGGATCGCGCCCGAGGGCGAGCGCTATTGTTTCCTCAAGGGCGTGCGCGTCCCGACTTGGCTGATCGATCAGCCCGAGCAGCTCTCCGTGTCGCGCATCGAAAGCGAGCGCAATACCGAAGTGCGCCGCATCATGATCGAGCGCTATGGTTCGTCGGAATTCCTGCTCGACTCGGGCGCCGAGCTCGTCGCCCAGGACGCCTTCGGCCAGCTCTACCGCAAACCGCTCGGCGACGATGAGCCGCTCGTCATGGTCGGCGTGCTGAACAGCACCCCGGAGCCCGACGGCACCCGCAAGCGCTATTACCTGCGCGTCCCGCCCGATATGAAGACCGCGCGCGCCGCCGTGGCGTGGACCTTCGGCATGCGTCCGACGGAATACGCGCCAGCCGTCGAGACCTAGGACCCGTGAGACTCGTTGACTGCCCCGTCAGGATCGTCAAGGGTCGCGACGCCCACGACCTTGATGAAGGCACGATCCTGCCGATAGTTCGCGGAATCCCGCTCGCGAATAATCGGCTGCCTCGCGGAATGTTGCGCAGGACCCTGCGACGAATGTCCGTCGGCGACTCCATCCTCATCAAGCGTGGCACGACGAGCAAGGCGTACCAAATGGCGAAGCAGCTAGGTATTGAAATCGCGGCCAGTCACAAGGGCATCGGCAGCCAGATGTGCCGCGTCTGGCGCACCAAGTAGCACCTACAGGAGATAAATCATGAACGCCCCCGCCCTGCCCATCGCCCTCGCGACAGCGGCTTTCCAGATCGTCCCGATCGCGGCCTTTACCCCGTCGAACACCCGCACCCAAGAGCGTCGCCGGCGGCGCTTCCCCGCGGCCAAACTGGCCGAGCTCGCCGCCAGCATCCAGCAGATCGGCATCATGCAGCCGATCGTCGCGCGGCCGCATCCGAAGCCGCCGAACGCCGCCGTCAAGTACGAGATCGTCGCCGGCGAGCACCGCTGGCGCGCCGCCGGGCAGGCGGGCCTGGCCGAGCTCAATGCCATCATCCGCGAGATCCCCGACGCCGAGCTCGTGCAGTTCCAACTCACCGAGAACCTGCAGCGCCAGACGATCGACCCGCTCGAAGAGGCTGAAGGCTATCGCGAGCTCCGGGGCGCGAAGAATCTCAGGCCCGAGCAGGTCGCCGAGCTGCTCGGGGTCAGCCGCACCACGGTCTTCAATCGTTTGAAGCTCCTGGATCTCTGCCCCGAGGCGATCGCCGCGCTCGAGCGGGGCGGCCTCACGCCGTCGACGTCGATGCTGATCGCGCGCATCGGCCACCACGACACGCAGCGCAAGGTGCTGAAGCAAGCGCTCGAGGGCGGCTGGGAGGATGTCCTGAATGACAAGGGCCATGAGGTCCAGGCCAAGCGTCCCCTAAGCTATCGCGAGCTCCGCGGCGTGATCGAAACCGACTACATGGTCGACCTCAAGGGCGCGCCTTTCAAGCTCGACGACGAGGCCTCGTTCGGCAAGGCCGGCAGCTGCGCCAAATGCCCCAAGCGCACCGGCAACCAGGCGGAGCTCTTCGCCGATATCAAGAATGCAAACGTCTGCACCGACCCGAAGTGCTACGACGACAAGCGTCAGATCGTGTACCGGAAGGCCGCCGATGAGCTCCGCGCGAAGGGCCGCAAGGTCGTCGACGGTGCTGAAGCGAAGAAGATCATCCCGCGTTGGGACGATAAATACGGCGACGGCCATGTCGTCGGCGGCTTCTCCGCCATGGACGGACGGCTCTATTCCTCGGGCGCCACCTATGGCAAGACGCCCAAGCAGATCCTCGGCAAGGACTACCAGCCGATCATCGTCCAGCACCCCCGCACCGGTCAGCTGATCGAGGTCGCAAGCCAGCAGGCGATCGCCGCGGCCGCCAAGGGCAACAAGCCGGGCAAGGACGACGACGAGGACCTGCCGCGATCGGTCAGACCGAAGACGACCATGCCCAAGGTCAACCTGCCGGATCTCGACAACCAGGTCACCGAGCGCCTGGTGCAGCTCATCGGTGAGAAGGCCCCGAAGAAGTTCAACCGCGCGCTGCTGATCGAGGTCGCCGAGCTCGCTTTCCCGCAGATCAGCTCGAAGTCGGACAAGCTCGTGATGATCGCGCGGCGTTTCGGCTGGAACGCCAATGCATTCGGCTATGGCCATCGCTTCCCCACGCAGGCCGCCAAGTTCGACGAGGCGAAGATCATGCTGCTGTTCCTCTATGCCGTCTGGGCCGCGGGCTGGGGGCCGCATGGCCACGAGGACGTCCTCGAGTTCCTCGGCATCGACGACGACAAGGTCCGCGAGCAGATCATCGCCGAGCGCAAACAGGCCCAGGTGAACGCGCGCATGAAGGCCAAGCTCGCGAAGACCTCGCCGCTGGTGAAGACGAAGGGGAAGAAGAAGGCGGGGAAGAAGTGAGCGCGTCGGATCCGCAGCTGATATTGCCATGGCGCGTCGCCGCCGCCTACGCCGCCGCCGCCGCCTACGCCGCCGCCGCCGCCGACTCCGCCGGCGCCTGGCGAGCGGCTAGAAACAACGCCTACAAGCGCCAGGCCGATAAGTTGGTTGAGCTTCTTGCTGCGGCGCCTGTGCCGCTCGCGCAAGCTGCATGACCTGCACCCGCTGCTCCCCCGACGATCGCTGCGCGCGCTGCGCGGCGTTGTTCCTCGGGGTGCCGCTGCGGACGTTTTACGGGCTCGGGCTACCGTGCTACCGTTACGGCCCGCGCTGCGCCAGGTGGTCGGTCGCGGAGCTCCAGGCCCACAAGGAAAAATGTCGGTCTATTTCGATCGCGCCAAAGGCCGGTGGCGTTTCAGTTTCAACCGTATCGTCGCCGGACGACGTCGACGCGCTACGAAACTCCTTGCGGAAGGCTGGAGCCGCAACCAGGCCGAGGCCTTCGACCGCAAGGAAAGCGGACGTCTATACGCTGAAGCGACCGGCATCGCCAAGCCGCGGCTGAGCCTCGCCGGCGCCGTGCAGCTCTATGTCGACAAGAAGCTACCGACCCTGCGCTCGGAAAAGAAGATCGCGCAGCACATCGACCAGCTCCTGCCCTACCTCAAGGGCGCTGAGCTCGAGGACGCCGCCGGCGTCGCCGCCCGCTATGCGGAAAAGAAGCAGGACGAGCTCGCGCCGGCGACCATCCGCCAGCGCCTGTCCTACCTCAAGGCCGCGGTGCGCTATGCCTACCGCAAGCACGCCTACGGCGATCGCGACTATAGCGATCGCCTGCTCATGCCGACCGTCCACAACGAGCGCCAGATCTATGTGCGCGTGCCCGACGTGCGCAAGCTGCTCGCCAGGATCCCGAGCAAGGAAGCGCGCGCCGTCTTCACGCTGGCCTTCTGGACGGGCTTCCGCTGGATCTCCGAGATCCTGCCGCGCACCGCGGCCGACCTCGAGCGCCGCGGCCGCGAGATCTGGCTCAAGGCGGGCATGACCAAGAACGGCACGCCACGCATGGCGCCCGTCCATCGCGAAGCACGCTGGGCGCTCGAGCAGCTGCCCTTCGAGCGGCATTGGCGGGATTACTACAAGGAATTCGAGCAGGCGAGGAAGGCGGCAGGGATGCCCCAGGTGCGCGCCCACGACCTGCGGCACAGCCTGGCCTCGGAGATTATCTCGACGGGAGGCACCCTCTCCGACGTCCAGGGCGCCCTGCACCATGAGTCCCTGGCATCGTCGAAGCGATACGCGCACCTGTACCCGGAGCGGGTGCGGCGCGTTATCCTGGGGATAGGGCGGAAAAGTGCACACCAACGGAGGGCTAAAAATGCTGCCTAAGTGCTTGTTTTGCTATGGTAGGCCGTGCTGGATTCGAACCAGCGACCAACGGATTAAAAGCACGTTCCTGCACTACTGGCACCTGTTGCGTCTCCTATGGCGACAGGCGCCGGGGGGCTCGAAAAGCGCGATCCGGAGGCCAAGAAAGTGCACACCGGCCGACCCGAGGAAATATGCCGCGCAGCGCCGCCCTGCGTCCAAGCTGGGCGATCGTTTCGCGGCTGGACCCTGGTATCCACCCAAACGCTCCTGGCGCGTTCTGGCGGGCCTGCCCCTGATCGCCTTGGCAGCCGGCTGCGCCACTGATCCATGGCTGCCCCGCGACACGGCCGCCCAGGCCGTTGTGACGGGCCTGATGGTCACAGATTGGGCTCAGACCCGGGAAATGGTCAAGAACCCCTGTGTGGCGGGCCCGAACTGCGAAGTGCACCACTACGAGAAAGGGCTGGCGAGCCATTTCATCGGCGAGCATCCCTCCGTCGGCCAGGTCAACAACTACTTCGCCGCGAGCATCCTCCTCAACGCCGGCGTGGCCTGGCTGCTCCCTCGGGGCTGGCGCGAGGGCTGGCAGATCGGCTCCGCCGTCTATGAGACGAAGATCGTCCTCGACAATCGGACCCTAGGCATCAAGATCACCTACCGCTAAACGACAAAAAGGCCGGACCCGGGATGTTCCCCGGATCCGGCCTCGGTCGGCACCCCTTGATTCACTTCTTCGGCTGCAGCCCGCGCGCCCAGCTCGAGCACGTCGCCGCTATATCGACTCCCCGCTGGCCTTCTGCAGCGACTGCAAGAGTTCTCTGCTGAAGTCGTCCAACAGCTTCGCGGAGTCCTCGATCAAGCTCGTCCCGGGAGAGACATAGGCGGTCACCGCCGCCGGCGCCGGCGGGGGCGGCGGGCACGAGGCGGCGATCGCGTCGGGCCTGATCGAGGCGCAGCTGGGCAGCAGCAAGAGCGCCAACAGCAGCATCGTGCTTCGCTTTCCATTCCGCATCGGAGATCTCCTTGAGTTGCGCCTGCGCGGCCGTGACCTGCCGCGTGAGCTCGTTCTGACGGTCGCCGGCGAGCTTGACCTCCTCGCGATACTCGTCGAATTCGCGCTCGTCGTGCGCATGCATCTTCGCAGCTCCCCAGCCGGCGGCGGCCACCAACACGCCGGCGATCGCCAGCCAGCGCGCCCACCAGGGGATGACGATGCCGAGCAGGCTAAGCACCGGCGCCCCGCATCGTCGCAATCAACCTAGCTGCGCGCGCGCCGACCTGCCCGGCCCAGGCCGAGGCCTGCATTTCATCCGCCGCGGCGTCATATTCCCCGCGCGCCAGATGGTCGAGCATCTTCTTGAACATCAGAAGGCGCTGGATCCCCAGGTTGAACGCCATGTTCGCGATCACCAGCTGCCGAGCGGCATCCAGCCTCGACCACCAGGGCAACTCGCGATCCAGATCCGCAGCATGCGAGGCGATATCGTTGTCAAGGAGCGCCATCGCCTCATCGTGCGAGATCCCCATGTCGGCCAGGTTTCGGCCGACGCCGATCGTCAATATCCCCTTGGTGTCGAGGTAGGGCTTCAATCGAAGCCCTTCGTCGGCGATCAGCTGATCGCGCAACGCCGAAATTTGCTCGGGCGTCACGAGATCCCCGCGAGGAACACCACGAACGTGAGCACGCTTACCGCCAGAGACAGGCGCGCTCGCCAGGCGTTGGTGAGCAGCACCGCCTCGCTCACGCGCCGCGTCCCGAGGAATGCCGCCATCAAGCCCCCGAAGAGAAGTACATCGACGCTATGCTGCCAGCTCTCGGTCAGCACGCTAGAGAAGGCCTCACCGATCAAGCCCGCACAGACCAGCGCGAACGAGACGCGCAGCGCATGGTCGGTGCCGCGGTCCATGCGGTTGAGCGCGCGAAAGACCAATAGCGCGGTCGAGAAGGCGAAAGTAGCGTTGAAGAAGTTGAGCGCGGAAATTGAAATCACGGAGTTCCTTTCGAGTCCGAAGTGGCTCCCGTAGCCCCAGGCGTGCTCGATGCAGGCGCCGAATCCAACGGCGCCCCGAATTTGCGCTTCAGATACGCAATGCCGTGCTGCAGCGCGAACGGCCCGGCGAGCGCGATCGCGAAGGCCATGCCGGCGAGCGCGCCGGCGGGCAGCTGCAGCTCGATGCCGGCGAACTTCTGCGCGAGCTTCTCTGTGATCGGGCCCGCGAGCGGCGCGAGCGCGCACGCGCCCACCACCCACGACGCCGAGCCGGCGAACGCCTTCCACAGCGGCTGCGCGTCCTGATAGGTGCGCGCGAGGAACGCCCCGGTCGCCGCCGCAAGCGCCACCGGCAACGGCACCCCGAGCAGCTGCACCGCGGCATCGCCGAGCAGCGACCACCAGGTGCCTGCGGCCGTCACCGCGGCCCCGGCGCAGCTCGCGGCATCGGCGCCTGTCAGATCTTCCAGCAGACGAATCTTGAGCATTGTTTCCCCTCTTCGAGTTTTCCTAGGCGATGCGGTTCGCGATCATGTGCGACCCTTTTCGGAATTTAAGTGTCGTGCCGGTCGCGGTCGAATCGCACCATTGAAGCGTCACATTGCCGGCGTTGGTCGAATTTAGAATCCATACATGAATCGAGATCGAATATCCAACGACCGCGGAGTAGTTGAAGATCGTCGTGGTGAAATCCAATGCGGCCGCAATCGTGGTGGTCGTCTTCGTCACAGCCTGATTTTTGGTTGGGTCAGGCGTCGAAGGATTCGCAATTACCGCCGCCAAGACCATGATGGTCGCGGCGGACGGGGCATTTATCGCTATCTTTATGCCAGTCTGCCCACCGGCAGCGTCCTCGTCAGCCGCTACGTAGAAATCCGCTATCCATTCTTCGCTCGCGCCAATGGGGAACAGCAAATGGTCATCATCCTGCAACGTCGTACTGCCTGAAACGCTCTCATCCGCCGTCTTCCGCTTGACGATCTTCCACGCCAGCCCCTGCGTGGTGAATGCCGTGCCATTGCACGAGATCCTGCAGCCCTCGCCCGGGTTGAGGGTCAGCACCAGGCCGCCGTCGATCGTCTCGGTCGAGTTCGGGTCGACGGTGATCACGCCCGAGCCGTTGTTCCGCACATAGCAGTGCCAGCCGTCGGCCAGCGTCGCGGCCGCGGTGAGCGTCTGCGTGAAGGTCGAGCTCAGCAGGAACGTGCAGCCGTAATCCCCGATGCCGAGGATCGTGTTCGAGCTACGCGAGATCACCCGCGTCTCCGCCAGCGTGTCGCGGATGATCCAGGCCGAGTTGGCGGCATTGCGCTGCTTCAGCACCCCGTTGGTCGTGTCGCACCAGGGCTGATAGGCGTAGGTCGTCGCTGGCGCGCTGGCTCCCGAGGACCTCGAGGCGAGCGCCTGCAGTGCGTTGTTGATGCCAGCGCGATAGGCCGCCCCGGCCTCGTTCGGCTCGACGAAGGAATGCTGGCTCATGCCCCGCCTTTCTTCAGCCGCGCGGCTCTATGCTCCGCGGGGAAATGCTTCTTCACAATCGGGCCGATCTCGGGATGCTCGAGCCCCTGCTCCGCGGCGAATTCGACGATCCGCTGCATGTCGCGCGCGAAAGCCTCCTGCTCATGATGGAGCGGCTCGAAGCGCTTCGCCGCGCGATTCCAGCGATATCGCCCCGGCGCGTTGTCGCAGCCCCCGCCGTATTCCGAAGCGAGAACCTGGGCGGACGGATCGAAGGCCTCCTCCTCGATCTCCGCCTCGCCAAGGAATACATCGCCCTCGCCCAGCTTCGCGATTTTGATCTTCGCCATTGATGTCCTTACGTCTTGATCGCAACCCGCAGTTGCGACACCGCGATGTTGTGCGTCTGATTGCCGGAGGTGAAATCCATCCGGAACTTCGAATAGCGCGCCTTGAAGTCCGCCACATGGAACGGCACGTAAGGCTGGTAAGTCACGTTGTCGTCGCTCACGCTCGCCATCAGCTGCGCATTGCAGTCATTGATCCCGCCCGAACCGTCGATCGAATCCCAGTCGTCGATCAGATCGAGCAACGCATCGATCGTCAGGCCGGTATCGAAGCTGAGCGCCTGCACCGTGGCCTCGAAGCGCCGCGCTGCCACCGAGCCGCGATCGTCCGGGTTCGCATTGAAAAGGTAGCTGCCGGTGGCCACGACAACATTCCCGACTCTGGTCGAGACGAGCTTGTCGTAGGCGCTAGGCGATGAACCCTTCTCCACTTGGACGCCGCCGCAGACAGCGGATCCGGTCGCCGTGACGACATCGGCGAACGATCCGAACGCCGCGGAGGCCGGATATACATCGAAACCTAGCGCGGTATTCCCGCTCGTGTTGTTGGTGACGGATCCATAGAGTCGCCATACAGCGCCTAGATCCTGCACCCCGCCAGATCCGCTCAAAACCCCGGTGTCGGTGTTGAGACGCGGATTTGCGCTGACCGCCGATCCGCCGCTCAACGTGAAATTGATCGCGAAAGTCGGGCTCGTCCCGCCAACCGTTTTCAAAACGTGGATAGAAAACGTATAGGACTGCCCATCGCTCGGGACCGTGAAGCCTTGATGTCGCCCTTCGAAACTCGCCGCATCGTTGTCGAGGATTTTATCGAGCGAGATAGAGCCGAAGGTCGCGAAGGCGCTCGTGACCGTCGGCGTATTGATATCGGACCAGGGCGCGCTCGCGATATCCTCGCTTCGCAGCGCCATGTTCACGCTCGCCAGCTGCAGGCTCGACCCGCTCACCACGACGTCGGTCTTCGCACCGCTGAATGCAGCATCCTCGGTGATGGTCACCGCCGTCGTCAGCGTGAACAGCGTGCCCTCGGTGACGACGAAGCTCGCCTCGTTCACCGAGTAATTCCCGCTCGAGTCCTGGAACTTGAGCAGGTAGGTGCCGGTCTTCAGCGGCAGTGGCGGCGATGTGATCGTGTCGCCCGGGAAGCCGGGGTCGACCACCGTGCCCGAGATCAGGATTCCGTCTTCCCACGCCGCCCCGGTCGTGAGCGGAGAATGCCGGATGATCGCGTGGCCGCCGATCCTCACGTCCAGGTCAGGCGAGAGGGTCCACCGCGCGATCGCGAAGCCGTTCGTTGCTGTCAGCGAGAAGCCCGTCGGATCGGACGGCGGCGCAGTCAGCCCTAGCAGCTCCTTGACCGCATAGGCCGACCACACGCTCTTGGTGATCGTGGTGCACGAGCGCACGGCGAACAGGTAGAGCCCCGCGGCCAGATCGTCGATATCGAGCGATGTGCCGATCGGCACCGGCACGATCGTATAGTCGGCATCCGTGACTGCCTTCCAGCTTATCTCATAGCTCTTGATAAGCGGGTCGACCACCGCCGTCCATGCCACAGTCGCCCGAGATTTAACCCCCGCCGACCCGCTGGTCGAATACAGCGTCTCGGTCACGGTCGGCGTGCCGGGCGCTGCGACAGCGAACGGATTCGGCAGGCTCGAGCGCGGCGGCGTGGGCTGCGTGGTGTCCTCGGCCGACCAGCTGAAGATCGAGGAGAACGTCTCGCGCAACGTGAGCTGCACGCCCAGCGCCGGGCCGCCGTCTCCATCGATCACGGAGAAGCCTGACTGGACGATGGTGAATTCCTTCGCGCTCCAGCCGTACTTGGCGAAGGTCAGCGCCACCGAGTGCCCCGTGAACGAGCGCCAGGCCGTCAGCTTGAAGCTCGCCGTCACTACCAGGCCGCTGCGCGCCTGCCGCACCGCGATCCGCGCCAAGCGCTGCGACTGGCCGCTCGAGGTGACAAACGCGGAATAATCCATGTCCGCGTAGATCGTCTCGCCGCCGTCCTCCGCCAGATAAGTGGCCGTCGGCGTCTGCGGCGGGAAGTCGGTCGGCTGCCAGCTCGAGTTCGGGTCGCAGAAGACGCCCTTCGCCCCGTTCGCCCACTTGTCGCGCGCCTGCATCGGCTCGATCTGAATCGGGCCGGCGAAGTCGCTTGCCGTGAGCGTCAGCGTCGCCGCCTCGTAGGCCCCTGCGAAGACCCGCCAGGTATCCGAGACCTGCGTGAGCGTGCCCGCCATGGACGAGAGCAGCACTTGGATCACGTCCACCGGCCGCTCGGAGGTCAGGAACGCGCCATTGGCCGTATAGCGCTGCTCGTCGAAATATGTCAGCGTGTGCGTACCGGTGCCCGCGTCGGTGATATTGACCGGCGTCCCGGCGAGCGCGTTCGCAAAGCTAGTCGCGAGCTTCATCAACCCGGCGGCGTAAAAAACGTAATAAGTCGTCGCAGCAGCCAGGCCCGCCGGCAGCGTGCCGCTCGATGAGACGCGCACACCATCGCCGATCGCCGGCGCCCGCGATCCGGAGGCCAACGCGATCGCGTCGGTCGAGGCGTCGGCCGTGAAGGTCGTGGTCGCGCCGACGAGCTGCACCCGCTCTTCGCAGCTGTTCGCCGCGGCGATGAACTCGGCCGAGCCGGTCTCCGAAAGCGCCGCGCCCATGCCGAACTCAGTGTTCGTCAGATAGGTCAGTATCGCCAGCGCCGGGTTCGCGCTCCAGGCCGTGAGCGTCGTGCGCGGATCGTAGAGCTTGAGGCCCTTCACCACCGCGCTGATGTTCGGCGCATTGCCCTGCAGGAGCGACGTATCGAAGCGGATGTAGATCTTCGTGTGCCCGGTCTGCCGGTCGGTATCGACCCACTTGCCTTCGCTCTCGGACACCAGATCCGGGAACGGCTGCCCGGCCTCGGCGCCGAGCGATTTCTTGATCCTGCACACCGGCTGCGCGACGTTTTCGAGGTACGTAATGCTCACGGTGCCGAGCGCGATCTCGCTCGCGTCGAACGTGAATACATTCCCCGATCTGCTGTATTGAGCGCCGCTCGGAGCCGCCGGGCTCACATCCGTGAAGATCGCTTGCTGCGGATTGTCCGGGTTGTCGGAGAAGGTCATGACGACGATCGTGACGGCGCCCACCGGGAATGCGCTCGTGTACGGCGTGGAGGTCGTTGTCTCCACATGCGGCGTCTGATCGACCCGGGAAAACTTGCCCGAGCTCACAACCCCTGAACCGTCGAGCATGGCCGGCGTGATCACTTCGTCGTCCAGCTGGATGTCGCCGATCTCCTCGCTCACATGCCCTGCCAGCGTCGCGACGATGTGCAGATATTTCTTGTCGGTAGTCAGGAAGATGAAGCTCAGGACACCGCCCACGCGGCGCTGCCCGAAAATCACCTGCCAGGGCGATATGGCCTGACGGATCGAGAGCGTTCCGTTGCTGACAATCGCCTGCGCGCCGTCGGGCTTCTTTCGCAGCTGCTGGATCCCTCGGACGACCAGGCTCAGTCCGCCTGTCGCCAAGCCCAGCAGTAAATCCCTGCCGCTCGCGCCGCGCAGACCGCCTATGCCCAGCGTCACCGCCTCTACGACGAGAAATGCGATTACAGAGGAGGGCATGGCCTAGCCGATCTTCCAGAAGTGCTTGCACGCCTCGCGCGGCGCGAATGACAGGCCCTCCGGCCCGAGCAGCGCGACGTGGATCCCCAGCATCACGCCCAGGTGCTGCTCGCCATCGACATCGACGAACTCGCAGATGTCGCCGCGGCGCGCGAATTCCATGCGCTGGGGCTCGCGGCCGAAGAACTTCGAGGCCGCCGCTGTGAAATCGCCTGCGAACTCGGCGATGCGCCGCAGCGCCTCGCGCTTGGAAGCATAGGATCCCGCCCATGGCTCCCAGGGATTGACGCCGGTCAAGGCCTCGACCGTCGCGCAGGCCAGGCGAAAGCAATCGTGCTCGCCCAGTTTGTAGGGCCGCTGGCGCGCTGCCTCGATCGTGGCGAAAAGGCGATCCTCCCAGCCGGGAAGGCGTGACGGAAGCACCGTGCTCATCCCGAGCTCGTGACGGGCAGCAGGAACTGAGCGTCCTGAAGGCTCTCCTGATATCGGAACCCGCCATCGCCAGGGGCGCGCAGCTGCTGGTCGGCATTCGTGTAGCGCCGCTCGTGCGGAATGCTGAGCGTCGCCAGGCGGTCTTCATAGCGCGCGGTGATCTTGGCCGTGTCGCCAGAGTCGTCGATCGGGATCGTGTCGAAGCGGCCGCGCTTGAGCAGGTACGGGTCCGCGATCGGCGTGACGAAATTGCCGGCATTGAAAAGCGCGAGCCACAGCTTGCCCGAGCGATTCTTGCGCGCCGCGGTCAGCGCGGTCGCGACGAGCGCCGAGCTCACCCCGGAGAGCCAGACCTCGAAGGCATTAGCGCGCAGATCGGTCGATTCCGCGATCGCGTTGATGCCGATCAGGTTGCCGGCTCCCGTCCAGGAGAGCGCATTCCACGAGAGCGTTCCGATGCCGCTCCACAGGCGCAGAAAGGCCGAGCCGCCGGCGCCGTCGTCGAACTCGCCCTCATATAGGATCGCCGGATAGACCGTGCCCGCCTGGATCGCGGTCGTGAGGCCGGAGCTGAGGTCGCGCGTGGCCATTGCCTATCTCATTGCCCTGCGAATCGTGTTCTCGATCGAGAGCTTGGTGCGGCCATACTTGCGCGCCAGGCCGATCGTGGATAGACCGCGCATGAAGTCGGAGAGGATCCTGCGCCTCATCTCTACAGCCCCCGCAAGTCCTCGATGCAGGCGAGCGAGATCCCGCTCTCGCGCACATCCTCCTGGCTCCAGCCGTCGACATTTCCAGCGAGCATGAACAGCCCCTTGGCCGATGCGAGCGTCAGTGCAGCGTTGTCCGCGGGCGAGACACGCAGCGACGGCCAGAAGTCGAGCGTTGCCTGGCCGGAGCCGTTCGCCGTGAAGTCAGCCGTCAGCCGGTAGAGCCTCGAGGTCGCGCCCGACCCGAGCTGGAACCAATCGCCCTTCCTGCCGGTCGTGGTCGTGGGCGTGAGGCCGTCGATCGCCAGCGTCTTGCCCGCCTGCGAGGCCCCGTTCACGAGCGGCGACTGCCCCGCCCAGGTGCCAGTCGGCGCCGTCCGCATCGGATCCCCCATCAGGAAGCTGCCCTCGCGGCCGTTCAAGGCGAGCAGGAAGCCCTCGACATCGTTCGCATCGACCTGGCCCATGGTTCCCCATACCAGCGTCGCCAGCCATCGCTCTGCGCCCCAGACATACGTCTGCGGACTGAATGAGAACGGCGAGGCAGCGACTCCGATGTTCGATTCGCGCCGCCAGTCGATATGCGCCGGCGCACGCGTCGTCGGCATCGACAGAGGGAAGCTGATCGTCACGGTCTATCCTCCGAAGGGCCCGGTCGGATTGCGCCTGCGCGCCTCGGCAACGAACGCGATCGCGGAATCCCGACCGGCCTGCGCCACGGCCGCCAGATCAGCGCGCGTGACGTTCCCGCCGATGTGGAAGTGCTGCACCAGGCCAGGCATCGCAGAGCCGCCGCGCGGAATCACCCGCTCGCCGCGCTGCAGGATCGCCGGCACCTCATCGCCAGCGAGGCCTCCGGAGTGCATCCGGGGCGCGCCGATGAACACCCTCGAATCGACGCTCCGCGGCATGCCGCCGCCGGCGCCGATCACCCCGCCGCTGTGCACCGAGACCGCGGCTGTATCAGCGAACGTGCCGCTGCCGAACAAACCGCCGAGGAATCCGCTGACTCCCGCCTGCGATGCGCCGAAGGCGATCGCCTGGCGCGCGATGATCCGCAGCAGATCCGCCTCGACCGAGCGCGCGAAATCGGCGAACTTGAACTTGCCGGTCATGGCGAAATCGACCAGCGCGTCTTCCATATTCTGGAATGCGCGGCTGAAGAAGAACTGCGCCTGCTCGGCACCATCCTTGGCGTGCGCGATATAGTCCTGGAACACCCTGCGCGTGCCGACCAGCCACGCGCTTTCGTAGGTCTGCACACGCGTCGAGAGATTCTCCTCCTCGCTGAGCGTCTCATCCTGCAGCGCCTTGGCATACCGCGCCGCGAGATCCATGTTCTCCTTCTGAACGCGGCGCCAGTCGAGCTCGACGGCGACGTTGAGGATCTTCACCTTGTAGAGATCCGCCAGCGTGCGCCCCTGGCCCTCGAGCACGAAATCGAGCGCGCGCTGCTCATTGGTCTGGTCCTTGAGCAGGTTCGTCCACTGCGCCACAACGGGCGCGGCCTTGGCGGCGGCCTCGCGCTGGCGATCCTGCTGCTCGACGACCTGCGCCATGCTGGACGCCAGCCGGGCGTTCTGTTGCGCGAAGGCCTCCTCCCAGCTCGGAGGCGGAGGCGGCGCAGGCGGCCCGACGAATCTGGAAGCGGCATTTCCCAGGCCCGACTTGTCCATCGCCGCAGCGGCAGCTGCGATGCCATTCTCGATACTCGAGACGGCATGAGCCGCAGCCTCACCGACCTCGTCCCATATCTTTCTGAGGAGTCCGACTGATCCGGTCAAACCGGCGTTCGCCGCGGAGCCGGTCCCGCCTATTGCGGTCTTGAGCTTCTCGATCAATACGATCTGCGCTTCCTGCGTATTCCCGGAGGCCTCGAGCTGGGCAATACGTTCCTTCTCGGTGAAGCTCAGATTCCCGATCACCTCGCGCAGCGTCCTCAGACCGGCCACGGGATCCTGGAGCGCGCGCCCGAGCTTCTGGCTCGCCTCGGCGACCGTGCTGCCGGTGAAGGCCGCATAGTCGGCGGACAGCTTCAGCGCCTCCTTGAAAACGTCCTCATGAATGTTCCCGAACTTGACGAGATTAGCTTCGGCCTGGCGCAGATCGGTCAGGTCGAACGGCGTCGTCCGCTCTAGCGACTGCGCGAGATCGTCGAGCTCCTTGCGCGTCAAGCCGACTGCATTCCCGGTCGCTTTCAGCGTCGCGTTCAGCCGAAACGAGGCCTGCTCCCACCGGATGGTTTCCTCGACGATCTTGTCGACTGCAAACGCGGCCGCGAAGCCTTCGACCGACGACTTAATGCCGTCGAACGTCTTCTCGACGGCCTTGCCGCCAGCGACGATCTGGTTGAAGACGCGCGTCGCGCTGTCGATCGCGGTGATCTCGACGCCGGCTTTTTCGATGGCCATCTAGGCGGCTTTCTTGAGCTTGATGAAACGGACTTCCTGGGAGAGCGCCTCGGGAAAGCGCTCCTTCGCCGCGCGCACCACGGCGTCCATGACCTTCTTGTTGCTGAACGCGACAGGCAGACTGATCGAGAAGACCTGGTCGATCGGCAGCCGAGCAACCCTGGCACCAGGCGGCCCGCGGCGATAGAACACGCCGATATGCCCGCTCGGCATCGTGGCGAGGAACGCGCCGCGCAGAAGCTTGCGCGTGCCCTTGACCTTGACCGTGACGCCGGCGGCGGTCTGCCGGGCGGCGAATTCGACGATCGGGATCGGGCGCCCGGAGACCGAGACGATCGCCCTCTGGGTGATCTTGTTCGCGCGCTGGATGTCGATCTTGTCCTTGATCGCGCCGATCTTCAGGCCCGGATATTCCTCGTTGATGTCGCGGGCAGCCTCGGCCCGGATCGTCGTCGCAGTGCGATTCAGCGCCCGCACCACCGCGCCGTCGATCAGGTCCTTGCGGTAATTGTCGAGCCCGACGACGATCGCGTGCATGTCGTGCTTGACGGAGATCTGGATCATGTCTTCGCCTCGGCGCGTATCTCGAACCCGATGCGGTCGAGATCGACGATCAGTGCAACATCGTCCGGCGAAACATGCCGGCCGGTGAGACGCGCCCACGCCTCGATATCCGCATACGCGATCGCCGCAGGGCCCGCGCGGCGGGCGCGATCGAGCTCGAGAAACCAGCCCCACAGCTCGGCGTGCAG